AATCAGTTGCAGTTTCTTTGTGACCGGATTCCAGGTGTAGTTCATGTAGGCACCAAACATACGCCCGGCCAGTTCAACGTATTGGCTGTAGAAGTCGTAGGTGGCCAGGCCACCTGCCACGTTGAAGTTCATGAGGTACACGTTGATTGATGCCTGGGCAAACGGATCAAAATTTGACGCAAACGGTCCAGTGGAGTCGCCAAACGTTCTGCGGAATATTTGACGTACACTGTATACTTCCTGGGGCAAGGTGTATATGTTTAGATCACGTATCAACTCCATGAAAATGTATGCTTCTTCATAGGCGTTGTTGGCACGTTGGCGATAGGTGCCAATTGTGCGTTGGTATGCCGCTTCGTAGTGTGCAGGGTCTAATTCAAGATCAACTATTTGATCACCCATGGTTAATTTGCAATACTCAATAAGATTTTGCTTTAACTCAGGTAATGTATTTTGCTCAGCCATTGGGGGAACTCCGTTCCCCCTTATTTACCAGGCTTTGAGTATGATCAAGTTCTCAGTGCCCCGGGCATTCCAGGGTGTTTCTGTAGTAGTCAAATCCTTGTAGATCTTACGTGCCGCTGGCTTGCCTGCAGCTTGTATGGCTTTGATAACGTCTGCAGGTTTGCGCACAGTTTTTTGTAGTGTTTCCACAGTACTAAATCCAATTACACTGTTGTTCTTGATAGTAAACGCCTGTGTATAGTTGTCTGCCACAATATGAATCAACTTGCGTTTTTTGGTATCGTACAACCAGGCTTCAGCTCGGTCCACTAAACTTGCAGCAGGCAAACTCTTGAGTTTGAGTTCTGCAAACTCTGCCATGTGTTTGAACTTGGCCGCACGTTTTTCTGGAGGCACTGCCTTGACCTTGCGTGGTTTGCGTTCCACTTTCTTGATCTGCACATAAGCACCACAGTCGTTGATCACTGCTTCGCAAAACTTTACACAATTACGCAATTGGATCTTGGACAAATACGAGTATGCCTCAACCAGCAATGCATCCTTGCCTTCCACTGCTTCTTCAAATTCTGCCAATTTGCGCTTCCAACGGTTGGCAATCTCACTGGTCATTTGCGGTGCCACGTTCATGCCACGGATCAATGCAATAGGCTTGTAATCTGCTGACATTTTGGCGCCAGCCAACATAAATTCGTCAAACATGCCGTCTAGTTCGGCCGCACACTCACTGAGTTTTTCTCTCAGACGATCTTGTATGTTGGGTTTAGATGGCATGTCTGTAGGTGGTCTAGCATCTACTTCTTCTGTATGTTTACTAGTCAAGATTTCTTTTAGCAAATTGTCCAGTTTGATCTGTTCTGTTTCGCTCAGTTCCAGTCCCACCATGTTCATGCGGCACAACCAGCCTGTGGTCAGTCGTATGGCTGAATCTGGAATGCTTTTTAGTGTACGCACATCTGCTTTGCGACCATGCAATTCCAAATAGTTCACAATCATGTCACGGGCATCTTTTTTGCCGTAGAAATAGTTGTACCATGAGAATGCTTTGCTCATAGCACTGATACGATTGTCTGTGGGTTGCATTTTCCACACAGGTTCCATGCCCATGGCATTGGTATCTGCACTACGTGGATTTAGCGGTTTAACGGGTTTCATGCCGGCTCCTTTTTGGATTAATGCAGTAATTATAGCACTTCTGAATTTATTGGTCAACCTGCCCATAAATACTACATTATGCCACGCCTAAGCCTGTACCGCCCAAATCGAACTCGCGATTACCAATTTTTGGACCGCACAATCTCCGAAATGTACACCGTCGGAGGAATGGATATTTTTGTCCACAAATATGCTGGCCCACAAACTGGTGGTGAAGACTCGGCGCTTTCGGGCAACGGCGATGCTACACAACCCACTTACGACACTCTGGATCCACTAAACATCCAAGATTTGCTGTTGCTGGAAAACCGCGATAGAATTTATGATCAAGACGTTTACATCATGCGCGGTGTGTACACTCACCAAGATGTGGACTTTGATCTAACACAATTTGGCCTGTTCTTGAACAATGATACTTTGTTTATTACGTTCCACTACAATGACATGATTGACTCATTTGGACGCAAACTCATGAACGGTGATGTGCTAGAAGTGCCCAACTTGAAAGATTACCATCCACTGAATCAAGCCATTCCTCAGCCTTTACCAAGATACTATGTGGTACAGGATGCTGACTATGCCACAGAAGGCATGAGCCAAACATGGATGCCGCATACCTGGCGTGTGAAAGCCACGCCAATGACCAACAATCAGGAGTTCAAAGACATACTCAAAAAGCCTGTAGTGTCAGAAAACATTTGGGACAACGGCAATTTCTATCCCACTGGCTGGGTCACAAACTATGGTGACGTGTATTATCAAGCCTTGAAAAATGTTCCAGCTGGAATTGAAATTACCAACACCGAATACTGGGCAATCTATACCCCTGCCACCCAAAGTGAGGTGTTTAGTGCTCGAACCAAAGACAACCAAATCAACGATGCCATACTCACACAGGCCGACGTTGAAGTTCCGTTGAGCGGGTACGATACTCAACAATTTTATGTGATGCCTACACTGGCCGATGGTAGTCCTGCTAACCCTGCTACACTGACCACAGGCGATAATACCACTGTGGACGGTACACAAGGCGGAATGAGTGTTACCCCAAGTGGCCCCGGTTATACCAAGGGTTACTTGACTGGGGATACTGTGCCCAATGGTGCTCCAGTCACTACTGGCGTTGCTTTTCCATTGAACCCCGTGGATGGAGATTACTGCTTGCGATTAGATTATTTCCCAAATAGACTATTTAGATACAATTCAACTGTGCGACGTTGGGCCAAGATTGAAGATGGTGTACGTACAAATCTCAACAACGGACCCGCCAATAATACTTTACGCTCCGGCTTTGTGAACAATACATACACAACACGTACAACAGACATGGGCAATATTCCAAGTCGTCAGAGTCTCAGTGAAGCTCTTAAACCACGTGCGGACAACGGTGACCAAGGCGGTAATTTACCTCCAAACCCACCACCCAATACACAACCTGGACAACCATCGAGTTAACAATGCAACAATTTTTTTACGATGAGCAGCTACGCCGATTCCTGTTACAATTTACTAGAATTGTCAGCAACTTTCAAATTGAATACGGCAACGAAACTGATGGCGTCAATCAAGCTGCATTGATACGTGTGCCTGTTCGCTATGGCGATGCCAGTCGCAACGCACAAGTAATCATGCAAGAGAACAGCCGTAACTCAATGCCAGCAAGTCCACTAATGACTTTCTATATTTCAAGTCTAGACTATGATCGACCGCGCATGCAGGAGCCTTACCATGTGAGCAAGGTAAACTTGCGTCAACGTACCTATGACAGTGCCACTGACTCCTTTGAACCCACACAAGGCAATGCTTTTACTATTGAACGACTGATGCCTGTGCCTTACAAAATGGGCATTACCCTAGATATTTGGACATCAAACACCAATCAAAAAATGCAGTTGTTAGAGCAGATGTTGACCTTGTTCAATCCCAGCTTAGAAGTACAAAGCACTGACAACTTTATTGATTGGACCAGTTTGACTGTAGTGGAACTTGAATCGGTCACATGGACTTCTCGCACAGTTCCCATTGGGACCGACAACCCCATAGACATGGCCACAATCAAATTTAGCATACCAATTTGGCTCAGCTCACCAATCAAGGTCAAGAAGCTGGGCGTGGTAGAACGTGTGATTGCATCCATGTATGACGCACAAGGTGATCTAAACAATGCTGTTATCAACAACGATTTGCTCCTAGGCACAAGACAAATTATCACTCCTTACAACTGGGCTGTGGTTCTTATTGGAAACAAACTTCAATGTTTACAACAACGTAGTATTGTTGAAGAACCAGGAAATGACACGCTGACTCCTACTGAGATTGTACCTGATAGCAACTTGCTATGGACCACTGTGATTGGTACCTATGGAGTTCTCAGACCTGGTATCAGTCAAGTTAGACTGGTGCAGGCTGATGAGTCAGAGGTCATTGGCACTATTGTGCTAGACCCCAACGATGATCGTTTTGTGCTGTTTGATGTAGACACAGATACTGCACCACAAAACACACTTGATCCTATTGATGCTGTGATCAATCCGCTAGCCAGTGGACCGCAAGATGGATTAGACTCATCCATGGAAGGACAACGATATCTATTAACTGAGGCAGTTGGCAGTGAAGACAATCTTGCACCAGCAGTGGCCTGGCAAGGTGCTAATGGTCGACCGCTTATTGCCAATGCCAACGACATCATTGAATACACCGGCAACTATTGGCGAGTGGTTTTTAGAGCCGAAGGACAGGCCGCTGGCCAGTATGTTACAAACATAACTACTGGTATACAATACGAATGGAACGGTGACGCATGGGTGAAAAGTTATCAGGGCGTGTACCCAGGGGGAACATGGAGTCTAGTGCTTTAAAAGCAGTTGGTGTTTGGTTTCGTAGTTTAGATACTGGAAGATACCTGTATCTCCTGCGCAACGATGTCAAGCATCCTGGTGCTTGGGGACTTCCTGGCGGCAAAATTGAAACAGGCGAAACATTACTAGGCGGCATGGAGCGCGAATGTATTGAAGAACTGGGCTTCTTTCCCACGTACTTGCGTCTTATCCCATTAGAAAAATTCACAAGTGCTGACTCTGCATTTGAATATCACACATGGGTGTGTGTGGTTGCCACAGAATTCACTCCACGACTCAACTACGAACATCTAGGCTACGCTTGGATAGACAAGGGTGCATGGCCTAGACCTATGCACCCTGGTTTATGGAACACTGTAAATCTCGAAGCTG